CATCTTCCGCCAAAAAACCCAAGTTCATTCCACCAATTGTTTTTATAATGTAAAAAAATTTTAAACAGAACAAACTCTCTTATATTTTTAGATATAGAATAAGTAAATTTATTACTAAATCCTTGAATATTACATATAACATCTGTTGGTGTGCATATATATAATTTTTTTGTAGTAATATGGAAATTTTGTTTAGTATTTATGTCACATGCATAAACAGAGACTTTATTATAATTACTTTCTTTAAATTTATAAAAGTTAGTATTGTTAATAATTAAGTTATTTTGATCTGTCTTATTTGAAGATAATTCATTAAATGAAATTTTTTTGAAATTATTCATTAGTTTAATAGGTATTTGCTGATATCCATGTTTAACAAAATGTTGTTGTTCAGATGGTTTTTTTGATTTGCTATTAAGGCTCATTTCTTCAATAGCACAGCATAAAAATTGTTCATCTTTATCAAACATATTTCCATATCCACTAATATCTAAATATCTTTTCCAATTATCACTTGAAATAGGTACAAGTCCATTATTAGTTACTTCATGTTTAAAATTAAGTGCTGTAAGATTTATATAATTATATAATTGTTTTTTATATTTAATCATATCTTTACTATCAATATTAAACCCTAAATTTTTAAATACATGAGTTATATTTTCTTTAAGTATAGCTCCAACATCTTCATTTTTTTCATATTCTTTTAAATGATATACAGTATCCGTTTCAGGAAAAAGATTATCATTTCTAAAAGTACGTTGTCTTGCATAGAATAAATTATTATCACTAATAAATGGAACAAGTACTGTTTCTAAATTTAACTCATTTACCATCTTATTAACACATGGATGTATATTTGGAAAAAATCGCATTCCACCATGTTCATCTGCTATTTCTAATGGATTTTCAGATGAATTTGATTTATGATTTACTGACAAGAGCCTACCACCAATGCGATCATTTTTTTCTAGAACAAGTATTTTTTGATTTGGAAATTGAGTAGATAATCTATTTGAAAGATATGCTCCAGTGACACCAGCACCAATAATAACAATATCAAATTCTTGACTAATATTTGTAATTTGATATAAATTTTGATAAATATAGAAAATTATTACAGCTAAAATTATGAAAATTATGAAAAGTATAAAAATCATTAAATAATCATTTTTTTTCATGTTATTTTATTATAAATATTATAAATATTATATATATTATTATTTTATAATTTTTATAATTGACTTGTTATTTAAACAAATAATACAGATGATATCCAATTGATGCGAACCCCAACATTAATAATATTTCAAAGAATTTTCTCGTAGTCTTCTCTCCATTATAACCAATATATATTAATAAAGGTCCGATAATATAGACGTGAATTAGGTTCACCCATATAGATTTACCAGTATTAAATATTTTGTATAGATGATAAAATATAATTAAAAATCCCAAAAATAATAGTATACTAAATAAGGGTTTATATATTTTTTCTCTATTAATGCCAACATAAAGAAATAGGGTTCCAACTATTAAAACGTGAAATAAATGAACAAATGCGTCGTAATCCATTATATTAATTAATTATATTATTTTCTATAATTATTTTATGAAGGGTTTTAAGTACGAAAATACAGAAACAGTTCTCCAAAAAGGAGGAAAAATTGTGCGTAATGTAACTATTAAGAAGGGTAGAGGTTATAAAAGTATCACAAAATACCATAATGGAAAAAAATTTTCTAGTGTAAAAAAACCAATACATAAGAGTGATATTGAATTAATCAAAAAAGGTGTCTTTATACCTGGACTATTTCAGGACTGTAAAAATTGCAAAACAAAAAAGAGAAAAGCAGGCGGTTTCGATATAGAAATGGGACCTGAAATTAAACCAATTAAACCGTATCCTGTCCCTCCAGATCCACAGAGATTTAAAAAATATGATGAACAATTTAGATCACGACCAGCATCACCCGAGGAAGCAGTTAGTTTATTTTCTGGTCCAACACCAGAGGCTAGAGAGGCTTTAGAGAGAAGAAAAATGGGATTGGAAGACCCAAGGGATGTTAATCCATTTGAACAAGAATTAAAGATTTTTAGAGGTGGCAGAAGAAGTATAAGACGAATATCGTTTTAACTTGAAAGATGATCAAGTGCTGATAATAAAACCAATTCTTGATCTGTTAACTTTTGGAATATAAGATTTTTATCCATAGAAATTCGAAAATGTCGAACAGGAAATCCAAAATTTTTACAAATGCAAAATACACCATCGTCCGTTATTTTCATTTCACAGAATATAGCCCCTTTAGTTAGTTGAATATTTGTTGGGTCTTCAATTGGTATCCATCTTAAAAATGTACCATATTTTAATTCATTCATCTCGTCAACATATTTATAATCCTTTAATTTATTAAATATATCAATTAATTCTTTTTTTGGTAATTCAAGCTCCTTTAAAATTTTTAAATTCATTTCTCTTATTTTCTTTGTCGTAAAGTTCATTAATGTTTCATTTGATTCATCATCTAAAGCTTTTAATAATTTATTAGTATCCATTATTATTACTTTACATAAATAAATTTTTATATTATTTATGTAAATTTACTTATTTACCAAGATTTACTTATTTACCAAGATTTACTTATTTACCAAGAACCCCAGCTTCCGCTACCACCTAAAACAGCATTTGCAGCCATTGGTTCACCACCAAAACCTTCTTGTAATCCAGGAGTTGATGCGCCTACTAATTGTGTTGTATCCTGTCGATACATTGCATCATAGTTTGGTAATTGCTGTGGTTGCATAGTATTTTGTGGTGGTTGTACAGTGTTCATATTTGGCAATGAACTTATTGATGTTCCATCACTGTAGCCACCCATTTGTTGTTGCTGTTGTCCAGAAATTGGTTGAGATACTTTCACATTTCCATTGCCATTTTTACCACCTTTCTTTTTAGTATCAGGTTTTCCGTCCCATAATTCAGTTAGTCGATCGACTAAAATAGATACCTTCTCTCCAAGTTTTGTTTGTAAACTCAATGTAATCATTAAAATTGCTAAAATTATATACACTATGTGGAATTCTGGATATTTTACACCACTATATGTAGGAATAAATGTTATAATTCTGTGTATAATCAATAAACCTATAAACATGACAATAACTTGTATTACTATTTCTGCTGAAACTTCTAAACTACTTTTCTTATCATCTGCTTCAGGGACATATCTTTGCATTGTCTTATTCAAAATTACAATTGGAATTAATGCTATAAGAGAGTATTGAAGTATATTTAATATTTCAGATTTTGAATCATCATCAAAATTGAAAACGTGCTTAAAGAAACTTTTTGATTCGTCGGAGTTATCCATATCCCTATAGGGTATATTTAGAAATAAAAATAATAAATTTGTTTTTACTATATTAAAAGTATTAAAGGTTATTCTAAATATTATTAAATAATGGAACATATTGCGGAAGAATATGCTAATAGTCTTGCTAATCAAGACTTTAAACGCAATAAAATATGTGGAAATTTTAAACTAGTTTCTGTTGATGAAAAAAAAAAGGAACACCAATTGAGTGAATTGTATGGAACATCTAAAATTTCAGAAAATATTTTTAATAATATTAAAAAGTTTCAACATGAAGAATATCAATATCTTAATTTATTGGAAAATATTTTAGAAAATGGCATTTGGGAAGAAGGTAGAAATGGTAAAACTAAAAGTATTTTTGGGAACTCTATGCGTTTCTCTCTAAAGGATGGCAAAATTCCTATTTTGACAACAAAGAAAACTGCTTGGAAGACTTGTCTAAAGGAACTATTGTGGTTTATTCGTGGCGAAACGGATAACAGATTATTGAAAGAACAAGGTGTCCATATTTGGGATGCGAATGCTTCGAGAGAATTTTTGGATAGTAGAGGGCTTACTTTAACTCGCGAGGATTTAATCGGGGCTGGATATGGGTATCAATGGAGATTTTTCAATGCGAATTATAACTGTTTTACTGGTAAACGATTGTTAGATGATGATCCTAACGATGTTCATAGGGAGAGAAAAGAATTTAAAGGTGTAGATCAATTACAGCAAATTATTGAAGTTTTAAAAGATCCTAACCAACGTAGCAGTCGACGCTTGATAATGAGTGCTTGGAATCCTGCACAGTTAGATCAAATGGCACTTCCTCCTTGTCATATTTTGTGTCAATTCAGTGTTAAAAATGGTGACGAATTATCGTGTGCCATGTATCAACGCAGTAACGACGAAGCATGCGGGACGAGCTTCAATATCGCATCCTATAGTTTCCTTACGCATTTGCTAGCAAAACACTGTGGACTAAAAGCTAATGAATTTGTTTATTTTAAAGGCGATTGTCATATTTATGAAGACCATATTGAAGGTATAAAAACTCAATTAACAAGAGAACCTTATCCTTTTCCAACTGTTTCTATTAAACAAATTAGAGAGAATATAAATGATTATCAAGTGGAAGATTTTAAGATTCACAATTATCAACATCACCCACAGATAAAATTTCAGATGGTTGCGTAGATATATCACCATTTATATATTTATAACCGTTAAACTTAGGATTTTTTGAATTAAGACGCCATAAAATAGTTGGCGTTGGTTTATTAAGTTCTCTTGATGCTTCTGTTATAGAATTATAACAAATACCATCTATGGATACTTTTATTGTATTTGGAGGAAGTCTACCTTTATTTTTTTCTTTAATTTTTTGTATTGTTTCTTCTGAATGATGTTTACCAAAAAATGGATTTTTATCTCCAATTCTTAATTTTGCAATTTCTGACAATTTTTGTTTCGTTTCTTCAGAAGTTTTTTTGCCTTTACAATATGTTTTTCCTTTATTAATTTCTGAAAGTTTTTTCTTAACTTCTTCTGTATGAGTTTTTCCATACATACCATTTTTTTCTCCAGATTTACCATATTTTTGACTTCTTTCTTCTGGTGTCATTTTACTTATAATTTCCAAAAGAGTGTTAGATATTTTTTCTCTAATTTTTTCCTTATCAGGATGATGTGTCATTAAGTCGCCGCCACTATTGTTATAATTTAAGTTATATAGCATATCACGAATACTTAAATCGCTTAAATATTGTAATTCAATTTCTTTAGCTTGTTCTTGTGTATCACATATATTAATTATATCATATTTGAATTTATCTTCGCCATCTAAATTATAAGCTCTTTGTAAAAATATATTATCGTGACAATTTTGTTTCAATTTTCTACGATGAGCACAAAATCTCCTATAAATATTAGTTGAATATCCTATATAATATCTACCGGATAATATATTAGTTATTTTATAAACTCCAATAACTGGTTGTTTATATTCCATTTTATATATACTAAATATACTATTTATATAGTTTTCTCGGAAAAATATATAAATTCTAAATATTTTGATTTTCTAATTTTTCTTTTGCCAATTTTGCTTTTTTATTTAAATATGCTGTTCTAGCCCATCTTTTTTTTTGTTCTTCTGTTGGTTTATGTATTTGTCTATATTCTTTTGTTTTTTGTTTGATTTCCTCTTTGTTATTTTCATAATACGCTTTCTTGCTTTGAGGCGCAGTATATTTTTTAAGATGTTCTTTAGTTTCTTCTAATTCTTTGATTAATTTTTCATTTTGTTCCCTCAATAATTTGTTTTCATTAACAAGTTCTTCGTTATTCATTAAGGTAATATAATATTTTATTTTTATATAATTTTATGCTATAATATTTCAAATTCCTATAGTTTCAAGTAAATAATTACAAACACCATGAAGCTATTAAAGTTGCAATGATTGCTTAATTTATTTTCTATTTTTTCTTGTTTTTCTCTTACCTCCACTACTAGCTGTTAATTCTGGGAACCTATAAGATACAAAACATATGGATGTTAAAACTGTTCCGTGATGGTCTTTAACATCTAAGTTGTCATATACGAAAATTTTCCCTGGATGATATTTGTAACCTTTATCTGTTATATTATCTTTGTATAATTTTGACCCACCCTCTGTTCTTCCGAAATTTCTGCGTTCAATTATACCATCAATAGATCCTTCTAATGATCTTTCAGCTTCTTCTTTTGTTCCGCTTCCTGAATATTCACACGCAAATCCACCTAGGAACTTACCATTTGGATCATAAACATCTGTTGTCATAACTGCAGCACTAATAAAATCACCTTTCTCTCCATTTCTTTGAGCTTTAATGCATTCTAATACTTCTCCCCATTGAAGTCTACTTAAACCTTCTTCTTTAGATATTTCTTTAGCACCAGTTGGAATAACACTTGTATATTCAATAATATTAGCATTCTGAATACCAGCTTTAGTTAACGCTGCATCATAAGATCCAGTTTCATATGGTAAACCTTCAGAACCAACGTTCGATTGGCCAGAACCAGAAGTAATAAAATATTCATAAGGAACACGATTTCCTAAAATTATTTCTCTCATATATATTATTTGCATAAATAATTTAGGGTATACAAATAATATAGTTTTGGCTATACCTTTTGTTAACGACAGTCGCTTCGCTTAAATGTATATTTGCGTAAGTTATTTAGAAACAAATTGTAATAATAATTATATTATGAGTTCACGATCACTTGCTGCTGCTAGAGCTAGACGGGCTGGAGAAAATGCTCCACCTGTTAGTGGAAATAGACCTGTTACTTCAATTGGATCACAAGCCGCTTTTGCCCAACAAATGCCTCCTGGTGTAGGATATAATATGCCACCACCACCAAATAATGTAAGAACAGCTAGATCTATGCAAAACCCTGCCACTCCTGTTAAACAACCTCCACAACAATATCAACAGTTTTATGATAAACAACAACAACAACAAAATAGTCAAAATGGATTACCATTTTCCAAATTAAGCATTTCTGATGCGATTGGATTAATCACATTAAGATTAGGTCGAGTTGAACAATGGATTATTGAAACTGATCAAGAAGATGGATCAAGACAGTTTGGAACAGGTGACACATCAGGTATTCCAGATAATCATAGAGTTATAGATAGTTCTGTATTGACTTCTATCATTAATCGTCTTGATTCGGTCGAAAAGAATGGACCTGGTTCAGCTTCTGGTTCTTTGGAAGAAGTTAAAAAACTAGTTGAAGATGTTAAGAACCTAACTGAACAATTTAAGAGGATGGGAGATGATGTTGCAAAGCATACTATTGAACTTGCAAAAAATACTGAACAAGTATTTAGATTTAATAGGGAACTTACCGAAACTAAAGATATTCTCAAGTCGTTTATGGTTAAATATGATATGTTTGCTCAACAAACTACACAAAACTTTTCTGATTATGAATTGGCTCTATCTGATTTGGAAAAACGATTGCCAGCTGAACCAGAGAATTCTGAAGAGAATTTAGGAGAACAAGAAGGAACTCAAATTGGCACAAATATTAATGATATTGATACAAATGATGGAGAGAACATCATTATGTCGGTCGATCTTAAGAATTTAATAAAACAAGAATTAAGTAATATTTCATAAGTAATCTGTGAAAATATGATAACTTTTGAAAACATATTAAAAATAACACAATAATTATTGTTAATATGGAATTCGCATATCATGATAAAAAAGTATGTTTTGTTATAAGTGATAAAAGAAAAAAAGATATTTTTATTTCTATTTTCCAACTTTTAAAGAGTTCATCATCTCATATTAATTTAACAATTAACAAAACTACTTTTCATGTGCAAGGTATGGATAAATCACATGTTTGTTTATTTGACTTGAAATTATATTTTGAATGGTTTGATTATTATGAAGTTAATAAAAAATATGAATTGTCTTTTGATACCGGTACATTTTATTCAATTATAAGTACTAAAAGCGATGAACAAGCATTGGTTTTTTATTTAGAACATGAAAATACAGATACATTATCTATTGAACTTAAAAATAATGAGGCTGCAAAGAAAGGAGATTATAACAAATTTTTTAAACTACCTCTACTAGATTATGAGTACCAACAAATGGTAATTCCAACTACAGATTATGATGCTGAATTTACACTTCCATCCAAGAGAGTAACAGACATGTTATCACAATTAAGTAATTTTGGCGATGATTTAAATATTAAATGTTCAGAAGATTGTGTAGACTTTAAGGCATCAGGTAATTCAGTTGAAATGCGTGTAAATATACCAACAGATGACATGTCTAGTTATGCAATCGTGGAAGATGAGGTAATCAATTTAACATACAGTCTAATATATGTAAGCAAAATGTGTGTAACAAATAAATTAACAGATGACACTGATTTTAGCTTAAGTAACAATTCACCAATGAAGATTAATTACAATTTAGGAAATGATAGTTCCCTAATGTTTTATATAGCACCTAAATTATCTGACGATTAAGTCTACGTTTAGCAAAGTTACATTTCGTTCTAGTTAATAAATATTATTATCATTTTTAATTAAGATGAGAATAATAATAGGATTTTTTATATTTTGTCTAGTTTTATTTTTGTATCTTCATGTTCAATTTCATTTGAAAACTGGAAAAGATTTGGAGATGTATGAAGTCGACCAACCATCTAAAGATAAATTAGAAGAAATTTGCGATTTAAGACAGCCTGTTTTATTTGATTTCGAATGTCAAAAAATAATGGATACATCTAATCGGAATTATGTAGCAAACAATTATCATGCTTTTGAAGTTAAAATAAGAAATATTAGAGAGAAAGACGATAATACAGAACTTTATATGCCATTACCAATACATTCAGCAGTTAAGCTTTTTGATGAAGACAAATCATCATCTTATTTTTCTGAAAATAATGCCGACTTTTTAGAAGAAACCGGTATAAGTAAAAATATGCGATACAATGATGAATTTCTTAGACCATATATGGTTTCGAATTGCAATTATGATATATTAATGGGTAGCGTACATACATGTACTCCATTTAGATACGAAATTAACTATCGAAATTACCTTTTATTAACACAAGGAAGTGCACAAATTAAACTTGCTCCTCCGCATAGTATTAAATATTTATATCCTGTTTACGATTACGAGAATTTTGAGTTCAGGTCACCTGTAAACCCTTGGAACCCACAACCTAAGTACACCGCTGATTTTGACAAAATCAAATGTCTTGAATTTACACTTGTTCCAGGTAAAACATTATATATACCTTCTTATTGGTGGTATAGCATTAAATTCAATGAAAATACTAGTATTTCGTGTTTTAATTATAGAACATATATGAATAATCTAGCTATTTTACCTTATATTTGTTTACATGCGTTACAAATTCAAAATGTTAAGCGTAATACAGTTAAAAAAGTTAGTATAAATGAATTAAATAATCATGAAATTATTGTACCTGTTGATAAAGAAGATTTTTTAAATACTAATAATATTGATACAAATGATAGTAATGATTATAATAATATCAATGACAATAATGATAATAATACTAATGACATAAATGAAAGCACTAATATTGATGATTTACCTCAACCGATATCGTCTGATAATAATATTGGAACTGAATTATAATTAAAATGTTGAGATATATTATAATGGGATTTACTAAGTTTCTTTCCTTTTTTAATCCTTTTTCTAATACTCGTAGGAGAAAGCATAAGACAAAACGTCAGAAAAAACACAAAAGACGAACTATGCGCCGTGTAATGCGAGGTGGATGAGGTGAAACTTTTGTACCTAAAGCCAACTATGTTATGAAGGGAGGATGAGGTGGGGCTCTACCACCTACAAATAATGTATAAAAATTTGTATTTTTCTGGAATGACAATTTGTATCATTATTTATTCTATAATTTTGATAAAAATTCGATAATTGAAATATTTATAGATTTTTACACCTTTGAGAATTTAAAACGCCGTTCATTTTAAATAAAATTGAACCCTTATCACGTAATTATATAAATATATTACTAAACAATAAAACATGGATATCACAAAAAAAATTTGGATAATTAGGGTAAATGATGGTAAAAATTTTCGCAATAGTAAATTTCCATTCTGGGGAGTAAAACGTGGAAAAGGTGGTTGTATAAAAACTATTGTTAAAAAAATAAATGAAGGAGATATATTATGCTTTATGACTTCAAAAAAATATGGAGGCAAAATAATAGGAATGAGTGAATATTGTGGATTTTATGATAGACTTGATGAACCTTTAATACAAATAAATACAAAAACAAATGAAGAACAAAATTGGAAAGGAGATGAAGAATGGGATATTCAAATACATTACTGTAATTTATATATCACTGAAAGACAAAATATTACAGGATGTATTCAATGTGGTGGTGTCATTTTAGAATATAACTCATTTAAAGACAAAATAACTAGAGACTTATACAATGATTATACCAACTTTAAATTTTATGCTGAACCCAAAATGTTTAATTAAGCGTCTTAAATGTCCAAATGTGTAATATATTCGTTTTGTAGTATTTATTCTTATATTTATTCTTGTTAAATTTGAAACTATTCTACAATTAAATCATTGAATTCATTTTTAACTGATTCTAGTTTTAACTCAAAATTTTTAATATCGGCTCGACAAAATGCACAACAAAGATTTTGTCTTTGCTCATTTTGTAATGATTGCTTAATACAATCTTTACAAAATTCATGCCCACAATCTAATTTTACAAAGGTTTTCTTTTCACGTTCTTCATAGCATATATTACACTCACATTTATCTTCTAAATTTGTCTGATCGTCTGATATTTTTGTTTTAATGTGAAATTTTCTATTTAATGGAGGTGTCTCAGTCTCATTTATCGTTCTAATTATATCAATAAATCTAATTATGTCAGCAAACATCATCGCATATAAATTATGTTCATTTTGTAGTAATTCCTGTATTCCCATTTCTGAGAATTCAAATTGTCTCCATCTTTGATTTAATTGATCAGGTGTTTCTTGAATATTTTGATTGTTATTATTTTGAATATCTTCTACAATTAAATCCGTCATAAAGTATTGAATAATTACTATTATACATGCATCCATATTACTTCTACTATTTAGTCCACATCTGCTAATTGCAAATGCTCTGATTAAACTTGGTTGTTCTAGGGCCTTGTTCAATAAATATCGACGTAAACTTGCAATATTTATAATATTTTCTTGTCCTTGTGACAATATCAATTGTATCAAATCTAATGTTTCTATTTCAAATATATTTATGATTTCACTATTACATCTTGTAATATTATGTCCTGGTCTTCGACAAAATGAACAACAACGTCTACTACCCCTATTAGTGTGTGTATTTTCAGCATTTAATTCAATACTCATCTTATTTAAATTTTTATTATTTGTAACTGTAATTATTTTCACAAATTATTTATTCAATTTTTTTAATTAGATTTTCTAATTCATTCAACTGTATTACCGTATTTACACCAATAACTTCCACCATTTTTTCAGCAGGCAAATCGTATAATTCTATTTCTATATTTTCTTCCCTCTTAATTATTTCAACAATATCTGTTAAATAATATTCCTGTTTTTTGTTATTATTATTTATAAATGGTAACCATTTACATAATACTTCAGTATTAAAAGCATATATTCCACAATTTACTTTTAAAATATTCAACTGCTCAGGACTACAGTCATTGTGTTCCACAATTCTCTCAAATTTTCCATCTTTCATAATTATTCTTCCATATCCTGTTGGATCCGTATTTGTTGTTATAATAATTCTAGATTTATTTAAATTCTTTACAAATTTAAACATTGAACCTGTTGAAAACATCGGCACATCCCCTGAGAGAATTAAAGTATTTGAATTTGGATATTTTGATAATTCGTTTATACAACATTGAACTGCATGTCCGGTGCCTAATGCTTCTGCTTGATTAACATATGTTATATTTGACATAACTAAATCATCTTCTATTGCTTGTTGTATTTGATTTTTATACTTACCAACAACTATTAATATTTGTTTCAAATTAATTGTCG